AGGGTGGACGTAATTGACGGAACTCAGCCCAGTATACAAGACCTGCTGGCCAATGCTGGCTCCACATGGTTTGACGTCAGTGGACGAGTCAACAACGCCACCATGTACAGTCAGCCCACGTTCAGCACCAGCACTGGATACTTTGCCTTTAACGGCACAGCCAACTACGGCACTGTGATCAACAATGCCAGTTTGAACTTTGCTTCGGCACAGACTCTGCAGATTGTGATGCGACACAGCTACACTTCAGAACGTAGAAATCCCTGGAACCAGGCCTATGCGGGGTGGGGCACTTGGACTCATGAACAAGGCGAAAATATCAGTCAATACTTTGGTAACGGTGGTGGCGATAATTCGCCTTATGTGGGCATTGGCAGTGCAGCCACACCCAGGAATGTGTGGAATGTGATGTGTGCAGTACGCAGTACCACGGAATTCAAGTGGTATATCAATGGTGCGCTGTCGTCGACCAGTTCCAATCCCTATGGCGTGCTAGCCACCACAGCTGCCAATACTACCATTGGCAATGGCTACGCAGGTTATTGGCAAGGTGACATGAGTAGAGTTACTGCATACACTCGAGCACTGTCAGACGCCGAAGTCAGTCAAAATTTCCAGGCCATAAGAGCCACTTACGGATTGTAATATGTCAACTATAGGATCAGGAATCACTATTGGCTCAGGCGTCACTGTACAACAAGGCGTACTCAGCAACGGACTGCAACTGTATCTCAATGCTGGAACTTATGCTGGGTCTGGCACAGCCTGGCAAGATCTCAGTGGCAATAGCAGAACATTTACCTGGGCCAGCACTCCCACATGGACCAATGCTGGACCAGCATCTTATTTTTCAACCCTGGGTAATCTTGCAGTGGGCCCAGCATCCAACAGTTTTGGTATCAACAATACATCAGGTTATACAATCTTTTTGGTTATGATGCAAAATGCATTGGTTAGCACAGCAGCCTTCAAATTTTACGGAGACGTGCTCTACAGTCGAGGAATTTTTTCACATTGTACTTGGAGTGACGATGTTGTTTATTTTGACCAAGGCGGCTGTTGTGCATCAGACACTAGAACTTCCGTGGGCAGTGGCGGATCGCAAACTTGGAATGTGTGGACTTTTAGAAGAAATACCAACAGCAGTAGCAGGTACATTATGAAAAATGGGTCAACTCTAGCAACCAATACAGCAGCAGCAGCTAATATTGATCTTAACTCTACAGCAGCTAATCTTGGAGGGTCTGATGAATATGGTGGCAATAGTTCAACATGGAACGCCCGATTAGGTGCTTTTATTGTGTACAATCGTGGGCTGAGTGACACTGAAGTGTCTCAAGTGTACAATACTATACGAGGTGGATGGAGCATCTAACATGCCAGTATCTTTAGGTCCAGGAATCACAATAGGTGCAGGCATAGGGGTCAACACAGCATTTGGACCTTATGCTGCTTATCGAACTGCATCCGAACTGTTAACTGCCAAGCCTGAGCTAGCTGGGCAGGACAATTATTACTTGTTGTATCCTGGAGGTACTGGTGCAGCACCACAGTGGGTATGGTGCGACATGACCACCAACGGTGGTGGATACATGCTGGTAGCTAGAAGTCATCCCTCTGTGGTGAATTACAATGGTCAAAACTGGGGTTGGCAAGGCGGCAAAATTGGAGATGTTCGTTGGTTTGATCAAGCCTATCAGGCCGGCTGGTGGAGTTTTTGGCACAACAATGCCACGTTCACTGAATACATATTTGGCAACAGAGCCAACATCAACAACAATGCCTGGGGACCTTTTATCTACAGAGTCAGCAGTATCAGTTACACTACATTTTTGACATCTGACACTCAACAAAGCTACAGCTATTCCACACTCAAAAGCAATACTGGCGTGTATGGCTCAGTTGATTATCCAGGTATGCAAGGCGCTATTGGATTTCCGGTAACTGGAACAGCCAATAACTTTTATTACATGAGAGACTGCTGTGGATTTGCTGGCTACGGTGGTGTACCAACTTCAATGGTAACGACCTATTGCGGGGCTAACTTTTACTATGCTGGCCCATGGTGCGGCGGCTCAACCACTGACGGCAGTGGGAATTTCCAAAACGGCACCTTTGTCAGCAATGGGCTAACATTTGGTGGAACCAACCAGTACATGATCATGGTGCGATGATGCAATACAATTTTTATGTTCTTACAAATCAAGGTTTGAAAAACACCACAGTACAATCGCAGAGTGATTTTGCATGCGCACCTTTTGGGTTTGTGCCTTACCGAATGACATCAACTTGTGAATGCGAGCCACAAATTATTGCAGATTTTTGGTATTGCGTGGATCTTGTGCTGAATGCGCACGGACTCACTGCTGAAAATTATGTGCGTGCTGTGCGTGCTTACAAAGCAGATGGCGTCTTGTGCGGCGAGTTTGATTCTGGCAGTTAATTTTGTTGTTCAACCAAAGCCAGCTTGACTTTTACAGCGTCAAGATTCACAGTTGACCACAATCCAGGATGCATGGGTTTTGGAAAAACTCCCGAATCAATCCAGGCATAGCCAAGATGCTCATGATTGAGCACCGGCACAAACTCCTGAGCTATAACACACACCCAGGTATGGTATTCAAAATCACCTGCGGTGAATTTTTCCACAGGGATCAGCCGCTGATACACTGGAAAGCTGCCTAGCTCTTCGGTACACTCGCGCTCCATGCCACCCAGCAAGGTTTCGCCAGATTCAAGTTTGCCACCAGGCAGCCCCCATGCTCCAGGATGTTTGTGATCATTGCGCAACAGGTACAGATATCGACCAGTGCTGGCTGCATAAAACCAAACACCAACTGCTTTCACAGCACTATGCTCCAGGTACCAGCGGGATACACACCTTGATATGATTTGATCCAAGCATCTCCAGTCCACTCATACTGTGTGCCTGTGGTGATGTTGGTGACAAATTGTCCAGCCGGCTGATTGCTGCTGTCAAACAACACACGCCAGTAACCCCACTGGTACACAATGATGTCATTGGCTTGAGCCACCAAGGGCCGGTTACCTTGCCCCAACCATGCCACAGCTGGAAATTCATTGTCAGCACTGCCAGTTCCATCGACCAGCAGGTATTGTTGACCATCTGCGGCCACTGGTAATCCAGTGCCCGGACCACTCAGTAGTGGATTGATAATGGCATCAATGGGTGGCAAAGTATTTTGCGGAGCAGTATCAGGATCTGGATTGAAAATCACCAGTCGATCATCATTGGGATCCACCACAAATGTGCCCACAATGGCGTATTCGGTGGTGTTGGAGTCTGGCGGACGATTCAATCGAATTTGACTGATACCCGGACGATACACGCCGTACGCACCCAACACAGCTGGCCACAACAAGGGAGAATCAGCCACAATTGCAGTGGGGCTGAGATTTACATAGCTGCCATCAGGCACCACTGTGGCATCATACAGCACTTGAATTTTGTTGTCAATCACAACCAATTTGTAATTCCATGGTGTGAACATTTGGCGTGTGCCCAACAACAAGTCATTATTGGTGATGGAATCAACCATGTCACCTTGGCCATCAAAAATTCCAGCGACCACTCGTTCTACCACACCCAGTTTCTTGACCATGGCCGGAGAACTGATCCAAATTGGAATGCCAAATGTTATGGTCATGATGTCAATGGGATTGTCAGTGCCCATGGGAATGGTGCGACTGGTCCAGTTCACTCGTTCTAGATCCACCACGGTCAAGCTGGTCCAGTCAATATAGTTGTCAGTGGCCTGTATCTCCAAGGACGGATTAAACAGTGTGGCAATTTGTTCAAATATCTGTAACTTTTGATTGGTGTTGCTGGTCCACACATCTAGGTTAATGGTCATGCGATAGGGCACCGGCATGAGTCGTTCAATACTGAATGCGTTGCCCTGTGTGGTTTCGTAGGTTTGACTGAAAGAATCATATGTGCGCTGGCGCACAGCAGTCTTGCTCACAAAGTAAGGTTCCTGCATTCGTGGACGATCATATTCCATGCCAGTGATGTAGAATGACATCATGGGCGAAGAAGGCATGGAGTTGGCTGAATTTTCTTGAATAATGGTTTGAGCATTGCGACTGGCGTCACCATACCGCACAGGAACTCTCAAATAGGCTGCATTTTCACTGTTGGCCTCACGGCCGTATTCTACTTGAAATCCCGTGAAGATTCTAGTGAATTGCAGCAGGAACCTGCGTATCTGTTCGTCGTAAAAGAATTCTTGCATGTTTAGTAGTTAAATGTTGTGGGTGGTGGATTTGGGGGCTTGTTGCCTCCTTGATCACCGTTGTCGGCCCTGGGCCGTAGAATTTCACTGAGACTCTGACGACTTGGTATATTGCCCATGTCCGTGGTGGGCACAGTGTAGGGATTGTTGACAAAGCCGCTGCGCAGGGTCTTGTTGTTGAATCCGTTGTTGAGATCATTGCGAACCTTGCTCTCAATCTTGATCCACATTTTACCATTGAAACGGAACAAGCGATTGGGAAAGTAGTCCAATCTCAAGAAGAAGTCGCCGGCCAAGGGCGCGGGCGGGAAACTAACACCAGCGCCTGTGGGCAATCCATTGGGTGGAATGCCGTCACCGGTCAAGTAACCCACAGT